GCACCACAAACACCATCGTTTGACATATTAGGAACAAGTGGAGTAAATCAAATAGCTTCTGCATTAGGACAACAAGCACCAGTACAAGCATTTGTTGTGAGTCAAGATGTAACAACTGCACAAAGCTTACAAAACAATATAGTACAAGGCGCATCGCTAGGATAATATAACAAAAACTAAAATTTATTGTTTATAAAAAAAGAACTATGGAAATAATTGAATTAGTAATAGACGAGAATGAAGAACTATCTGGAATAGAAGCTATATCAGTAGTTGAGTCTCCAGCAATAGAAGAAGATTTTATAGCACTTAAAAACCAAGAACAAATAAGACTTGCAGAAATAAGCAAAGAAAAAAGATTACTTCTTGGAGCCGCTTTAATTCCCGAAAAGCCAATTTATCGAAAAAGTGGTGATCATGAATTTTATATATATTTTTCAAAAGAAACTGTTGCTAAAGCATCACAAATGTTTTTAAAAGCTGGCAATCAAAGTCAAGCTACTATGGAACATAACGACCAGAAATTAGATGGAATGACTATTGTTGAATCATGGCTTATAGAAGATAATGTACATGACAAATCAAGAAAATATGGTTTAGATATGCCTATTGGAACATGGATGGTAGCAATGAAAGTAGATAATGATGATATTTGGAATAACTATGTAAAAGAAGGTAAAGTAAAAGGCTTTTCAATAGAAGGTTATTTTGCTGACAAACTAAATAGACCACAAGACAAACAAAAAGATACTTATAGCGATGATGATAAACTACTAAACGATATAATAGATGTACTCAAGGAATCAAACACCAACCAAAAGTAGAACTTCTCCACAAGGTGGTCGCCGTGGTTGTTTATGTAAAGATGGCACTTATAATTCTAAATGTTGTAACGGAAATTTACAAAATCAAGGAATAGGTTCTACTATTGGACAAAACTTTGAGGACTTCATGCGATTAGAAAACAATAGTGGTTTTATCATGTCTGAAAATCAAGACAAATTACAACAAGAGTAATATAACTCAATTTACAACACTAAATATCTTATTACGTTTAATAAAAAAGTAAATACTTAAATAAATTATTATGAACTCAAAAGAAACTCTTAACAAAGTTAAAACTTTATTAGGTTTAGAAGTTCAGTTAGAAGAAAGAAAGCTAGAAAATGGCACTCGATTCGAAGCTGATTCATTTGAAGCTGGTAAAGAAATTTTCATCATAACCGATGAAGATGAAAGAATTGCGGTACCAAAGGGAGAATATCTATTGGATGATGGCATGATGCTAATCGTTGAAGAAGATGGTATTATCTCTGAAGTAAAAGAAGCTGAAGAAGAAGTAGTAGAAGAAGTTGTAGAAGCACCAGTTGTGGAAGAAGTTGAAGCTGCTGAAGAAGCCGATGTTGCTGATTGGAAAGGAATGGAAATTAGAATTAAAAACCTTGAAGATGCTATTGCAGATCTAAAATCACGATTTAGTGATAAAGAAGAAATGAATTCTGAAGTAGAATTATCTGCTAAAGCAATTAAACACAATCCAGAAAGTAAAGGAGAAACTAAAATGTCTTTATTTTCTCAAAACAAAAAAATGAGTACTCAAGACAGAGTATTTGCTAAATTATTTAACAACAATTAAAACTAAAATTATGTCAAAAAGAATAGACTTAGCGACTACAGTAAACATTACTTCCACATATGCGGGGGAGTTTGCGGGACGTTACGTATCGGCGGCACTTTTAAGCGCCAGTACAATTGAAGATGGTGGTGTTACTGTAATGCCAAACATTAAGTACAAATCAGTAATACAAAGAGTAGAAACTGGATCATTAATCGCAGATGGAACTTGTGATTTTTCTGCAAGTTCAAATGTGAATTTAACTGAAGTAGTTATTCAACCAGAAGAATTCCAAGTAAACTTACAATTATGTAAATCCGACTTTATTAACACATGGGAAGCCGCACAGATGGGGTTTAGTGCCTTTAATCCTAATGGATTACCAACATCATTTGCTGATTATTTAGTAGGTTATGTTGCTTCTAAAGTAGCTGGTGCAAATGAAAGTAATATTTGGACTGGAAACTTAGGTGGTGCTCAAGCTGGAGAATACAATGGACTTGAAACTCTTGCTGCTGCTGATGCAACGGTTATTGATGTACCAAATCCGATTGCATTAACTAGCGTAAACATTATTGATAAAATGCAGGCAGTTGTGGATTTAATTCCAAATTCTCTTTTCGGAAAAGAAGATTTAAGACTATATGTATCTAACAAAGCGGCAAAACTGTATATAAGAGCTCTTGGTGGCTTTACCGCTACTATTGGCGCAGCTGGTTCTGATAATCGAGGAACTCAATGGTACAACAACGGAAGTTTATCTTTCGGTGGAATACCAGTCTTTGTTGCAAGAGGAATGTCGGACAACACNATGNTNGCNGCNGAATCNAGNAATTTATTTTTCGGCACCGGGCTGTTAAATGACTATAATGAANTTCGTGTGATTGACATGACTCCGNTGGATGGAAGTCAAAATGTCAGAATGGTCATGAGGTTTACGGCTGCGGCAGCCATAGGCGTTGGAGCTGATGTAGTTTACTACGCAGGATAAATTAATACTAATCAACTTAACGGGTATCTTACAAATGTTTGATACCCAATAAGTTATAAAACATATAACAGATGTCATGTGATATTACCTTGGGCCGTTTAGAGCCATGCAAAAAAGATGTTGGTGGTTTGGTGGCAATTTATTTTATTAATTATACTGCTGGTCTTTTGACTGGTACAACTGCTGCAACATTTGGCACAGATGATTTAATAACTGGATTTGCTTCTGCACTTACATTACACAAATACGATTTAAGAGGTACAAATTCTTTTGATGAAACTAACGAATCTTCAAGAGAAAATGGAACTTCTGTTTTTACTCAAACTGGAACTATTCAGTTAAAAAAACAAGATGCTAAAACAAGAAAAGAATTAAAACTATTAGGATATGGGAGACCACAAGTTATAGTTCAATCTTATTCTGAAGATGGTAAAACAACTAAATTTCAGTTAGCTGGAATTGAAAATGGATGCGAAGTTGCAGCAAGTTCTGTATCTGGAGCAGCTATGGCTGACTTTACTGGATATAATCTAGTATTTACTGGAAATGAAAGAGAATCAGCTTATTTTGTAGATCCAACAATTATTGGAGATACTACAAATACAGTTGTAGTAGTAGGAGTTTAATTATACAACACAACTAAATTAAAAGGCATTACTTTACGTTTTGCCTTTTTTTTATATAACACTTTTCATCTTTTTTCGTTTATTAAAAAAGAAATCAATGATTATATTAACTACAAGTGCAAACGCACAACAATTGAAGTTTATTCCACGAGAATACTCTGCAAGTAGTATTATAATTACTGATCAAGATACTAATACACCTGTAACGTATTCTGGATTAACATTTACAACAAGTTCTTATTATTTACAAGGCAATGTAACTTTTAGTCCATTACTTATAGAGGGTAGATTTTACACGCTTAGAGTTTTTAATGGAACTAGCGTAGTATATAGAGATATGATATTTTGTACAGATCAAACAGTTAGTACTTATAGTATTAATGATGGTGTATATACAGAACATGCAACAACTAACGAATACGTAGTAATATGAGCGAATTTTTCGTAACTAAATTAGCGGCTTATACAGCTCCTGAAGTTGTAGAATTAAAAAACAAAGATTGGGTACAATATGGAATAGACAATAACTATTTCAACTACATAATTGATGTAAATAATAATTCTACTACTAATAGAGCTATTACTATAGGTGTATCAAATATGATTTATGGTAAAGGTCTTGCAGCACATGATGCCAGCAAAAGACCAGAGCAATACGCTCAAATGATGTCATTATTTAAAAAGTCTGATTTAAGAAAATTTATAAACGATTACAAAGTTCTTGGAATGGCTGCTTTTCAATTAGTTTATCAAGATGGTAAAGTAAAACAAGTACATCATTTTCCAATGGAAACACTAAGAGCTGAAAAATGTAATGATGAAGGTGAAATAGAAGCATGGTATTACTCTAATCATTGGGACAATTTAAAACCAACAGAGATACCAGAAAGAATACCAGCATTTGGGTTTGGTAAAGCAAATGGAGTAGAAATGTATGTATTAAAGCCTTACGAAGCTGGAAAATACTATTATAGTAGTCCAGATTGGTCTTCTGCAATGCCTTACGCAGTCTTAGAAGATGAAATAGGAGATTATCTTATAAATGATTGTATAAATGGTTTTAGTGGCACTAAAGTTGTTAATTTCAACAACGGTGTACCAGATCCCGATAAAATACAATCAATTAAGAGCGATGTATTAAATAAACTAACCGGAAGCAGAGGAGAAAAGGTAATTGTTGCATTTAATAACAATTCTGAATCCAAAACTACTATAGATGACATTCCATTAAACGATGCACCAGCTCATTATCAATATTTAGCTGATGAGTGCTTTAGAAAACTAATCGTTGGTCATAGGGTTACATCTCCAATGCTTCTTGGTATTCGTGAAGGAAANGATGGACTAGGAAACAATGCAGAAGAAATAAAGAATGCAACTCAGCTATTTGACAATATAGTTATTCAATGCTTTCAAGATCAAGTCATTGAATGTATTGATGCTATTTTATCAGTTAATGATATAGCATTAGACTTATACTTTAAAACTCTTAAACCTCTTGATTTTAGTGATATTGACATAGTTAATGAAAAAATAATAGAAGAAGAAACTGGTTACGAGTTAAGTCTAAAGAAAATAGACGGAATCGAAGCATTTGAAACTATAGAAGAAGCAGAAGAAAAAGCTTTAGAACAAGGTTGTTCTGGTTATCACGAACATGAAGAAGATGGAGTTGTTTATTATATGCCTTGTGAATCTCATGATGAAGCAATAGATTTGAAAAAACCTTGTCAAGCTGGTTATGAACAATATGGAATGAAAATTAAAGATGGTAAAAAAGTTCCAAATTGTGTTCCTTTATCTATAGAATTAAATAAAGATTTAGAACATTTTATAAGTTTAGGTGAAGATATTGATGAAGATGTTTGGGAAGCAATTGATGAACAAGATGTAGATTATGAAAATGATGATAAATTAACTGAAATAATAAACGAACTTAATTTACAAAGTGAAGAAAAACTTTCAACTTTAAATAAAATTTGGAAATTTGTTAGTACAGGTATTGCAAGACCAAACTCAAAAAGTGCTCAAGATAAAGAAGTTGAAGTTAATGGAGTAGAAAATTATTTTAAAGTAAGATATAAATATTCTCCAGAAAGCACAAGAGATAATCCAAGAGATTTTTGTGTAGCAATGACAAGAGCTAAAAAATTATATCGTAAAGAAGATATAATAGCAATGGGAGACAAACCAGTAAATAAAGGTTGGGGTCCTAAAGGAAATTCTGCAACCTATTCCATATGGTTATACAAAGGGGGAGGTAATTGCCAGCATTCATGGAAGCGTGTTACTTTTAGAAGTAAAAAAGCGAAAATTGATGTTAAAACATCGCAAGATATAATAGGCACAAGACAAGCGGCTATTTTAGGATATAAAGTAACTAATCCATATCAAGTTTCTGTACAACCAAGAAATTTACCAAATAAAGGATTTTTACCGGGTAACCCACAAGGAAGATAAGACATGGCAAAAGCATTATTTATAACAACTAAAGACATTAAAAGATATTCTGTACTCTCGGGATCGGTGGATCCAGATCGTTTTATTTATATGGTCGAGATTGCACAGGATACAGAAGTACAAAACTATTTAGGTACTAAACTATTAGAAAAGTTGCAAGATTTAATAATTGCTGGTACTATAGATCAACCAGCTAATGCAGATTATAAGACATTACTTGAGACATACGTTAAGCCAATGACTATTTATTGGGCGTTGGTTTGTTACATGCCATTTGCTGCTTACACAGTAGGTGCAAAAGGTGTTTTTAAAGGGCAAAGTGAGAACGCATTAACAGTAGATAAAGAAGAAGTTGATTATTTAGTAGAAAAGTATAGAGATATAGCACAATTTTACACAAACAATTTTATAGATTTTATGGTATATAATCAAAATACGTATCCAGAGTATAATGCAAATACGCAAAATGATACATTCCCAGATACAGCTAACGCAGATTTCGGTGGATGGGTTTTATAAGATATAAACAAAAAAAAGAAAATATTGTAAAACTAGAAAAATATTTAAAATATGTGGACAGAAAACAATACATGGAACGTAATGATAAATTACAAAACAAAAAAAATAAATAAATGTTTGGAAGTTACTATATAAAGCCTACTGGTGAAACTTGGTGGGGTGATGGCGTTTGTGATAATACAGTAAACTGGGGTTTAGTATATAAGCCTTATGTAGATTGTACACCAACACCATTCTTTGAAATTATAGCAGAGAATGGAGATTTCCTACTAACAGAAGCTAACAACGAATTTTTAATAACAGAAACACAATAAAATAAAATATAATGGCAAATAAAAAATTTAGCGAATTTGTACTGAAAACTAGCACTAGTGATGTATCTCACATTGTAGGGTATAATGGAGCAGAGAATGTTCAAATAACACCAGCAAACTTTGTAACTGGTGGAGGAACAGGAGTTTTTCTACCTCTAGCTGGTGGAATAATGGTAGGTGATACTACTCACAATGATAATGTAAAATCTATTTATGGAACTTCACCGGGAAATGATTTACAAATTTATCACTCTGGTACAGATGGTTTTATAGCTAATGCAACAGGGGATTTAAAATTATCAGCAACTAACTTTAGAATATTAAA